CTTCCATACGCATAAGCATAGCTGCGCGCCACTCGTTCAATACAAGCCCTGAGTACAGGGATGTGTGAAGCCACATGTCGGAGGGAGACTGCTGTTTGTAAAGCCACTGCAGCCACGTCGTCATCGGCACTCCTGCGCACGAAAAACGATTTCGACAATATTCGGCCAGGCTTTGGTCCGAAAAAATGTCGCCCACCAACAGGCCAGAACAGCCCGGAACAGAAAGTGGCATCAAGCTTGAAGGAAAGCTCGAGCGCTGCGCAGGAGAACACACTCCGCGCACAATCAGTGAACAATCTCCGCTCAGCACTGCTTCGGAACATGCATAGGAAATCATCACCGCACCCAATGATCCGCACGACACAAACTGGCAAGTCTTGTGGGAGACCACCTGTGCCACGGCGAAACTCAAACATCCTCCGATACAACCCTCCGGAGTAACATAGCAAAGCAAACATGCAAGTGGTGTTTCCAAGATAAGTCCTGGAGGTGCCGGAAGCCCGGACACCCTCTGCCACATAGCGCAAGCCGTTGACTGTGGAACCGCGATATCTGTGCTCACGACTGAGATTTTCACAGTAGTCTCGATCAGCACCAACTCTTCGAAAACAGTCAACCTCGCACTGTAGTGCTTCGATTCGTAGATTGCCATCAAGTCTTTTCACGTCCCCCCCGGCCGGGTACACAAACCCTTGCTGAACACAGTCATCATACCAATGCCCCAACTCATCAGCATTTCGCCCTCCGGCCGCTGCCAACGCTACAAATTCTTGGTTGCCATTGAATGCCATCTTAAAGGCATCAGCCAGTTGGACAGTGCCAGGCCCAGTTGCAATTGAATGCTCTTTATTTGACCCTTGAATAAGCCGGGGCACAAAATCCTCTTTCAAATAACACTCGCGCTTAGTAAAACTTTCAGCATAATATGGCACGATCGGGCCCATACTCTGCATATTTGCTTTTGCCCCATCATAGGCGGTTCTTCGCTTGCTTGGGAAATGTGCAACCCATTCAGCGTACGACTTCAATTTCACTACCCGCATAGCCTCCTGCCACACTTTGAAAGCCGCACACTCCTCATAAAAATAATCATAGGCTGCTTCCCAAGTCCCCGCTGAATACGGCAATTTCAACATCCCCACTCTTTCGTCAAACGCTTTCACTTCCATATGGATGCATGATCGTGGGATG